GCTGGCCGTCCGCCGTGATCGGCTGTTTTTCAAGCCAGCGCGCCAGCTTGTCCAGCCAGCCCTTGATGTGGATGCGGTCAGTTTCCGACTGCGGTACGGCGCGATATACCACCTGAAACGCATAGTTGCATTTCTGGTACACACCGCCCATGATGTCGGTCGTTTCGCTGATCACCGTCGCAGCAGCGGACGGATAGATCCCGACGCCGGACTTGTCGCCCAGCTCGCCGAACCGGATTTCCCGCGCGCCGATGGCCGGGAAGTCATTCAGCAAGCCGCTTAGGAGCGTTGAAAAATCTTTCGTATCAACCATTTGCTTCCCCCAGGATGATCCGCTTGCACTCCGCGGCCCATTCCTTGCCGTGTTCGTTTTGGGCCACTTCCGCCCAGTGCGGCACGCCGGCCGCAAACCGCAGGTCACGGTCAGTTACAACTTTCACGGCGCCCTTGCGCGCCCACGGTGAACCGGTTTCCGGGTCGACCATGACCTTACCCATATACAGATACCGCGCATACGGACCGGGGAACACGACCTGCCGTCCGCCTTCTGCGACGTATGAACGCTGCTGCAGGCTACCGGTTTTCAACGGCATGTATAGTTTACTGTCCGCAAGCACCTGCTGCCCCAGCCATTCCTGCGCTTTGGCGAATCGCGGGCCGTATTTGGCGAACCGGAGATTTACCCGGACGTGCCCCTTGACATAGCTGACGTTCTTATAGTGCTTGATGTCGCTCATGATGCCGTCACCTCAAAGTGTGCAATCAGCGGGAACCACGCGCAGGATGTGATGCGGTGGCACTCCGTGACTTTGCACAGCACATCGTATTCCGCCCAGTCGTGATCGCCGCGGCAGAAATAGTCGCCGGGCTGAAATGCGATCAGTCTACTGCGGTCATCCGCCGCCTGGTACACTTCCGGCGTCGCATAGGTCAGCGCGCCGATGGACGCTTTCGGGACAAGCAGCAGCACATAGTGCCCGGGCACGTCGCCGGTTGTGCCGGGCGTCATGGCCGTTTTTGCTTCCACCTTGACGCCGGCAAGCACGTGCCGCACCCACGTATCGGCCTGACCGCGCGCGCCGCGCACACGGGAAAAAAGCGTGACCGTATCGCTATGCAGCAGCATCAGCACGTCACCCCCGCGTACAGCACAAGGACGCCATCCACGGCCACTCCGGAAAGCCAGCGCCGGAGCAGGTCAAACACCAGTGCGTCTCGCGCTGCTATGGTCTTCGCGGCGGTCGTATAGCAGCTGTCGGCCGCCTTGTATGTGATCGATTCGCTGCCGGACGACACCGACGCCACAGGGCCGGCGGTTTTTACGCCGCCGACGTCTGCGGTTTCAGCCGCGCTGTCACGCGCCTGGTCAATGCGGTAAAGGCATTCGGCCAGTTCGCACGCGCAGTCCTGCAGCTTTTCGGCGTCGATCGTGGATTCCGGCAGCGTGCCGCCGAAGCGGTCGAACGTAAAGCGGTCGATCTCCCGCGATGCCGCACGCAGGTAGCGGGCAGCAGTCACTTCGTCGCGGAAAGGGGACAGATCGTCCCCGTACCGTTTTACGTATGTGTCAAAATCCGCGTACACCGTGATTCACCTGCCGATCACGCGCTTGCGTAGGACTTCACGTGCACCTGCGCAGCGTCCAGCACACGCAGGGCGGCGTTTTCCTCGACCTGCGCCTTGGTGCCAGCGAACAGCTCGGAGTCGACCATGCGGACGATGCTGAAGTTATCGCCGACACCGAAGGCGTTCGGATCGTACATGATGAATTCCACCTTCGCAAGGTTCGCCGCCGTAACGCTGGCCTTCGTACCGCCGTGCGGATAGTAGGCAAGATCAGCGGACGACGCGAAGCCGTTGACTTCGATCCAGGTGAAGCCCATGAAGCTGCCGACCTGCCCGCCGGCAGCGGCGGCAAGCAGCATTTCGTTGGACGTCGGGATGTACTTCTCACCGGCGAACTCCAGCATCGTGGCAAAGAAGTCCGGGCTGCAAAGCACGATGGTGGGGTTGGCTTTCGCCTTGACCATGGCTTTGCGTTCGGCCAGTACCTGCGCCTTGAAGTTGGCCGCAGTGGTCTTCGTGGTGTTGGTGGATGCCGTGCCCTCGGAGATCAGGCAGGCCAGCGCGCACTGATTCTTTGCCTCCGCGACTTCGCGGGTGGCAAGGGCCAGATGCTCCTCGGCAATCGGGAACGCCACAGCGGCCGCCTGCACGCCGTAGATCTTCTTAGATGCCTGCAGGTTGTTGTTGAAAACAGCCTGAACCAGCGTGTCAGCGGCAGCGGTATCCGTGAAGTCGCGGCCGGGCGTGCCGACAGACGCGGCGGTGGAAGTCAGCTTGTGCCAGTAGCAGCCGCCGGCGCCGTCGACCATCACGTCCTGATAGGTCACGCCAGGCACAAGCCAGGTCTTATAAAACAGGTTGGGGAGAACAGTTGCCTTGTACTGTTCATCGACATACATGGATCCATACTGGATAGACATAGATCATCATTTCCTTTCGTAGTCTTAGCCCCTGAAAAACGGGTTGTTTTTGTATTTCTGGGCTACGTATTCTTTTGCGCCCCCCGCCGGCGGCACCATGCCGCTGTGATCGGACGAAAAGCGCGCCTTGCTGGCGGGGTCGGCCACAAGGATGCCGGGGATCTCCTTGCCGTTCTGATCGGTGACAAGGCCGGTAAACAGGTCGTCGATCGACTTGCCGCGCGCATCGTCAGACCCCAGTGCTGTCACCAGCTTGTCCGTGATGCTTTCGCGCGTGATGTCGTTGACGAAATGCTTGCCCGACAGGAACGTGTCCACCGTACTGCGCAGCTTCACGGCGGCAGCGTCCTTCTTGCGGTTGTCCCGCTCGGTCTGCAGGTCATTGGTCAGGGTCGTGATCTGACCTTTCAGCGCTGCGACATCCACGCCGTCAAAGGCGGCAAGCTTGCCCTGCACGTCTTTCAGCGATGTGTCCAGCGCATCGTGGCGTTCCTGCAGCTTGGTGAATTCCGCCACGGTCTTGTAGTTCTCGGCGACGGCCTTGCGCAGATCCGCCGCTTTTCCTTCCGGGATCGTAATGCCGAAGTCGGAAAGAATGGTCTCGATGTTCTTCATGCGTAATCCTCCTGAACGTGATTTTTAACAGCCCGTCGACTGTACGGATTGAGCCGGATGAACCACCGGCGGGGTCGTGATATGGCAAAGGGGCAGCCGGTTTTCCGTCCGCCCCTGCGTATCCTGATTTGATTTTGGGTATAAGAAAACCACCTTGCCGATTGGTAAGATGGTTTTCATGATTATTATATAAAATAATTTTCTGCTTTAGCGTTTACACAAAGACAGGCGCTTGGCAGGCGTAGCATCCTCCTGCGTCTCTTTTTTACCATTAAGGCGTGTGGTCGCTACGAAATTTACCACCTCAAGCGCCTGTCTTTATGATAATTGTATTATAGCCAGATTATTCCCTTTTGTAAAGAATAATATTGTTCCGGACGCGCTGCCTATAGCGTTTTTCATTTTCGCACATGACAGTAATAACGGAACTTTTCCGCCACGGCTCGTCTCCTTCTACGGCAATGCGTACCACAACGCTGATATTTTTTGAATTAAGCGATATGGTTTTACTCGCAATGGCGGTATTTTCAAACTTTTTGTCTTTGAAAATGTAGTCTGGATTTTCGATTATTTCTTTGAAATAAGGGCTGTATTTATCGTAAAACTCTTTCCCGCGCCGTTCTATGATATGTTCTTTTTGCTTCTCGGTCAATATAACATCGCTGGAACGAATATGCTCCGCGACGCAGGAATAACGCTGTACATCCAGCTTTGCAATCACAGGCGGTGCTTGCACAGGCGGTGCTTGCACAGGCGGTGCTTGCACAGGCGGTGCTTGCACAGGCGGTGCTTGCACAGGCGGCGCTTGCACAGGCGGTGCTTGCACAGGCGGCGCTTGCACAGGCGGTGCTTGCACAGGCGGCGCTTGCACAGGCGGCGCTTGCTGCGTCTGAACTTGT